ACCCAAGGCGCAATATCGCACCTCGCGCGTAAGGATGAGATCAAAGCGCTCGTGGAACGGGCACGAGAGCGGCTCATTACCAGGACACTCGAGCCTGCCGTGGACAACCTGCATGATATCGTCGCCAGCAAGGATGACGACGATCTGGATCGGTACAAGCTCAAATTAAAATACAGTGCAGAGGTGGCACGAGCAGCGGGCGTGCTGCCGAGCTACACTCTCAATAAGAGAGTGCAACAGGCGGACGAGGATAGGGGCTCTACATCCGCACACACTATTTCTGAGTTCGGCCGATTTTTGCAAGCGCGGCTCTCGCGCGTGGTCGAAGAGTCTGCCCCGGACGGGTCTACCCGCAAAATCATTGAGACAATCATCACGGATAACCGGCAATCTGAGTCAGAATTAATCGGCAATGCTGCCGACAGTGATGAGTCTGATAATATAATAGATGTATCGCCCGATGAGGTGCCGTCATAAGTGCATGATATCGCACATGATAATCATGCCGCAGCCGATAATTAACATTATGTTAAGTTAACAGCGTTAACCTTTCAAGTGCATGATAATAAAGGGATATTCGGATGATTGACAGCATAAGGGATAAGATAGCGATGGTGCGGTACTGGGCGGCGGTGGGGTCAGTGGCAAGAGAGCTGGCGGTCACACCCGCGCGGGCTGGCAAGGCCGGGGGTGAGGGGGGGGGGACCCCGACGATTGGGTCGCGTACGGGTATCCAACCCGTTTCCGCACGGGGGGCTGAAAATCGGGGGTCCGCATGACTAAATCCGAGAAGTCCCGTTTACTCGGGGTGTTTAGGGAAGAGGCGCGGTTCTGGGTAGATGTGTTTGGCCTGAAGGACTGGCGGTTGTCGTTTGGGTTCTGCAAGGATGACGCTCTGATGGCGGTTGTTTCGTATAGTGTGGTGAACAAGTCGGCCGTCCTGCGTCTGAATGATAATTGGCTTGATGGCAATATGGGTGGTGAGGTAATTGTCCCTGAGCGCCCTGATGTTCCTTCCGTAATGAGGTGTGCCTTTCATGAGGTTGCCGAACTTCTTCTTGCCGAAATAGAGGATGTTATCCAGGAAGACCCGAAGAACGAGAATCGCATAAACACTGAGCGTCATCGCATCATTCGTCGCCTGGAGAATGCCATGCTTCCTCTTAGGGGGCGTATCGGATGCGGAAAGAGGTAGCCGTCGATTTTCTTCATACCGATGCGATGGCGAGGAAGGTTCGCGCCATTGCCCGGCAGATGTACGCTCTTTGCCCTCATGACGACATGGATTTGGGCGATCTTGAGAGCTATGGGTGGGAGGGCGTTTATCATGCTGCGAGCCGGTACGATCCCGCTCATATTTCGGGGGCGTCGTTTCCGTCCTATGCGTCCTGGTGGATACGCTACTACATGCAGCGCGGCATTCGCTGGTGGGGGAAGGCGAACCTTGGCAGCAAGATATGCCGGGGGTTGTCGTTCGTGGATTCCGACAGTCTGACATCGGGGGGGGGCAGTAAGGCGGGGGGGAAGTGGGGCGACCGTCTGACGGACTCGCAGCGGAACCTGAGCGTGGACATTTGGGGGCTGCTGGTTTGCCTTCCGGAGAGGGAAGCCAAGGTGATGATATTGAAGCATTATTATGGGTACACATGCAAGGAGATTGCCAGTGTCATGAAAATTTCCCGCCAGCGGGTAGACCAGTTGGAGAAAATCGCTATAGGGAAGCTGAGGGATTTCCATGAAAAGAAACAGAGCGACATTCAGCGTTCCTGACACGGCCTCCTTTCTGGTTTGCCGCTGCGGGACACCTTCCTCTGCCCCCGGCGGCTTTTTTTCTGTGTGGGGAGTGGCATGAAAAAGGTTAAAACAATAATCGGCCTACCTGGAATTATTCGCATGAGAAATGCGGCAGAAATTGTGCTTGGAATAAAAAAGACTGGTAAGATACAATATAATAAGCCAAAGCCGATTAAGATCAGTAAGTGGTGTAAAACGCATGGCGAACAGAAGTACCAAGATGGCACCCGTGAGTGGTCAGTTTCCAGGCTGATCGACTTGTCAAAGGATCTTGAGCCGTTTGAGATCCCGATGGCTGGCCTGAATATCGTGAATTTGTATCCCAAAACCATAGATTCCGCTCGTGAATTTGTGGCCCACATCAAGCAGATATTGGATTCCGATCTGTCCTTCCCCATTATCCTCGACGACGAAGGATTTGTGATGGATGGGCGGCACAGGGTGCTCAGGGCTCTGCTGGAGGGTAAGGAGACTATTCTTGCTGTTCGGTTCGATGAGACACCAACACCTGATTTTTACAAGGATGAGAACCAAGAATGATTTTACATGAAGGTCCAAACCTCTTCATCATTCGAGTTGAATCCAACCCTGACGGCGCACTGGGCGTTCTGCGGATAGGCGACCGGGTGTTCTGCTGGACATTGCAACCCGATCCCACGGACGATCATTTTTTCATCCCGGCAGGCGTCTATGAATACCGCCGTTTTCACGGCACGAAGCACAAGGACACGTTCGAGATAGTCGTTCCCGGCCATACCGCAATTCTGTTTCACCCCCTGAATAAAGAGGTCGAGTCTGAAGCCTGCATAGGGGTCGGGGACGACATCGGTTTCGATGAGCGCGGGAACAGGTGGATATACAACAGCAAGCGGACCTTCGAGGCATTCATGAGGCGCATGGGGGATGTATCGCACGGAAGCATAACATTTATCGACGCATGGAAAGGATAGGCGGGCATGGCGAACGGCAGCGGACTCTTGAGCATCAGGTTGAGTAAGGAACAATGGGAGCGCATGAACCCGGCGGAGAAAGAAGAGCACACGTTCTATTGTCTCTGCTATCTCGTGGGCGAGGCGCAGAAAAACAAACTGACAGAGCGCATTCTCACGTTCGCCGGATCGTTTGCAGCTTCGTTGATGGCGCTCATACCGACAATCTGGATCATCCTGCGGATGATTCAGAACAATGGGGGATAGAACATGAAGACCCTGGAAGGCAAGAAAACCTACATCGTGGCCGCGTTGCTGGTGGTCAAGGCGCTGCTGTCTTGGCTGTCCGGCGACGCGACGGTTTCCGAGGCGCTGGACATGATCCTGCTCGGGACGGGGCTCGGCGCATTGAGGGCCGGGATCGGGGGTGCGAAATGAACAAGGACGATCAGAGGCGGTTGAGGAAAATCTATCAGGCGATGGCCGCGCCGGAGCGGATGCTGATGGAAAGGGCGCTGCTGATGAGCAAGAGGCAGCGGTTCGGGCTCATAGCCGACATCGCCGGGCTGTCGGACGATGACCAGGAATTTCTGTACAACCTTTCGCAGCTCACGCGGGAAGACATCGACGAGATGATTGCCTACGCTGCCCGTGGCTTCATCATGCGGCTGCTCGGGAGGATCTTCGGGTTCTGACAATGGCAGGATTCAATTCCCATCTTTCAGCGTCGAAGATCGATTCCCGGATATGGCGAATCAATCTGCCCTTGATCTATAAGAGCGACCTCCTGCGCGGCGAGATTATTGTCCCGAACGGGTTTTGTTGTGACTTCGAGAGCGTGGACCGGCTCCTTCTGCTCGGTTACGTGCTGTTCGCCCACACGGCTGACGAGGCTGGTGTTGTCCATGACTATCTCTACCGGGCCGACTGCAAGCCGTGTGTATCCAGGGCGAAGGCGGACGCGATTTACCGGGAAGCCTGTCTCGTTCTCGGCAATACGATGTTTACCGCATGGGCGAAGTGGGCAGGCGTGAGGGCCGCGGGATGGACGGCGTGGAAGAAGAAGTCTGTGGATTGGAAGCCATCTCTAAATGCTTGATATAGCGTCTCTCAGGCCACTTGAGGAATTCATCCTTCACCCGATACTGGTGAAATTCCTGCTGTCGGACGCGCTGGTGCGGGTTCTCGTGACCGGTAATCAGGCGGGCAAATCGGCTGCGGCGATGTTCGACCTCATTCTGCGGATACTCGGAATTCATCCGAATCCCAAGAGAAATCTCCTTCCGCACCCCGTTCGGTGCGTTTCCAAGTGCCTTCCGAAGAACGACGAGGACGAGGAAAACGCCCAGTACGTCGAATTCAAGCGCAGATTCCCCCACGAGCTTATCAAGCAGGATGTGACGGCCCGGTCTTCCATCGTCAGTGTGGGGTTGCCGAGCGGCGACAGACAGAAGGTCGAATTCATGTCCAAGAACATGGACCTGGATGCCTTCATGTCGGTTCAGCGGTCGGCCTACTATCAGGATGAGGAAATCGACAAGATAAAGTGGGACGAGTCGCAGATGCGGCTTTTGCAGGACGGCGGCGACACCGTGCTCACCCTCACCCCGGTCAAAGGCATGGACTGGACGTATGACAACATCTGGCGAAAGGCCCGCACCATCTACCGGAGCGACACGATATGCAGGGTGTTCAACTTACCGGCAGTCGAGCACATGAACGGCGGGAAGGACATAGAGATATTCTGTTGGGCGACCGACGACAACCCGGTGATGAAGCCCGAGGATGTAGACCGCATCATGGACACTGTCGGGGCGACCGGCGACGATGATGAAATAGCAATGAGGCGCTACGGGGTGTTCCGGCAGGTTTCCGGCAGGGTTTATAAGATATTCGACCAAAAATATCATAAACAAAGGTTTGAGGACGTATTCGATGAAAAATTGTTCCGCCAATACTGGCATTACCGGATAATCGACTACCATCCGTCAAAACCGTGGTTTGTCTCGTTCGTGGCGATATCCCCCACGCAGGAATGGTTCGTGTGGAACGAGCTGAAGCTGTCCCATGACCGGGCCACGACCTTCGACTTGAGGGACATCATCAAGGAAGAGTCGCTGCTGCACGAGGACGACGAGTACAACCGCAGGACGCTCATCGACCCGCTTGCGAAGGAAAAGCAGCCGAATTCCGGGTGGAGTGTATTCGAAGACTTGTCGCGCGGGGAAGAGGGGCTTCGCAGGTGCGAGGGCGCGGACACGAAGAACGAGCAGGGCAGGATGAATATCCGCAAGCGTCTCAGCAACGCCCTGGAATGCGGGATGCCGGGAAACAACGAAATGCGCCAGTCATACGGCGACCCGAGGTTCGGCAATTACAAGCCCACCTTATGGTTTCTCGATTCCTGCCCGCTGCATATCGAGCATTTTATGAACTGGCGGTGGGCGGATTGGAAACAGGAGCATGTGAAAGCTATAAGGGATTCAAAGAAACCGACCGAGAAATGGTCGGATTTCTGCCGGAATCTCGAATTTCTCGGCGCTCACGACCCGGTGTTCTATCTCGGTCGGGCCGAGGAAGAGGCTGAAAGACGATGGTTTCAGGGCAGGAGGAGAGTCGGGTAATGGCTGATAAAAAGCGGGGAAGACCAAAAAAATCACAATACGGTGAAGAGCTTGAGGGCAAGATCCTCAAGATATTCGGCGACGAGTATGCCATTGCATCCGAGAACAAGGAGCACGAGAACAGCAGGTTCAATGAATATTACGACATGCTCCACTGCATCAGGACGAATGGACTCGATGGCATCGAGTCGGATGTTTTCATGCCCGAATTCGTTTCGCGGGTGCTCACCATTGTCGCCGACTTCGTATCACGGTACTTCCAGTCCAGGGATTACGTTGAAACGCGGGTCGAGAACGACGATCCGAGAGACATGCTCGAATCCAAGGCGTCCAGGCATCTCCTGAACACCATTCTCGGCAGGCGCGACACCCATTACTTCGAGAAAATAGTCAGGCTCCTCATGTTCGTCATTCCCTCAGGATACGGCATTATCAAGGGCGGGTACGACCAGAGAATCGAGAATGTGATTGTAGGGTACGAAGACGTGGAAGACTATGTGTATAACGAGGACGGGGAGAGGCTGGCCGAGGACGGAAATGTATATGTCGATCCGTACACTCAGACACCCATGAAAGAGATGGTGAGCAGGCCCGTCACCGAATCCGTTGTCGTGCGCGATACGCCGACCTTTGAGGTGTACCCCAACCAGGACGTGTTCTTCTCTCCGGAATATGCCTATACCCTCAACGACAAGGAATGGGTAATCTTCCGGAGCGAGAAGACGCTCGCGCAGCTTGAGGCTGACGCTGCCCTGTTCGGATATTTCAATCTCGATGTTCTGAAAAAGAACCCGCCCGCAGACGGAAGCCGGAAGAAGAAGGAAGAGACGACGCTCAAAGGAAGCATGGACCAGGAGCCAGAGCCGCAGGAAGAGAAATTCACCATACTTGAGCGATGGGGCAGGGCGTGGGTGAAGGTGAAGGAATATGACGAAGCCGGAAAGCCCCTTGATTACGAGCCCGGATACGACAAGAAGACCGGGAAACCCCTTGACGGCGCGGAACTTCACGAGGGCATCGTCACATGGGTGGTGACCGGATGGTCCGAGCAGCCCTCAGTGCTCATCCGTTTCCAGGTGTCCCCCCATACCCGCAGGCCGATGGTGCGGTTCAAGTGCTATATCGACAGCCTCAAGGACACAGGGTTCGGTGACGGCGAAATTGTCCAGGAACTACAGCTTGGCGTGAACGACATCATCAATCTGACCAACTTCCGCACCATGCTTGCCACCACTCCGGCGTTCAAGGCGAAAAGGTACGCCGGTATTCCGCAGAACATCAAGATTTCCCCGACCAGGGCAATAGAAGTTGAACAGCTTGAGGATTTACAGGAGCTTAAAATTTCCGACAACATCCAGGGAGGGCTTGCCCAGTACGGCACGTTCATTCAGGGAATAGACCGGGCGATGGCTGTCTACCCGCACCGCATGGGCGCGCAGACTGATGCCGTGGAGTCCGCGACCGCGGCTTCAATCATGGATTCCAGGGCTAACGTCCGCGCGTCGCTCAGGACAATGACGATGGAATATGCCGGGTTTGTGGATTTCTACGACATGCTGCTCACGCTTTGCAATGACTTCATGCTTCCCGAAACGCTCGAATCAATACTCGGCCCAGAGCTTGTCTACGCTTATAATCCGCAGCGCGAGGACAGGTTCGTTCCCGTGAGTCAGGCCATTGAGACGGAGGAAAACAAGCACTTCAAGATAAAGATGTGGGATCAGATCATGGGCCGCATCGTGGCGATACCGAACCCCAGGACGCCCATTGTGGCAAACTATATCCTTGGGCAGATTATCGAGCTGATGGGCGGTGATTTCAAGCACTTCAAGAAGTTCATGTTTGAGGAAAATGCGGCCCTCAACCAGCAGTTTGCAATGCAGGGCGGCATGGGGAAGGGTGGGCCATCGACCCCGAACGCCAACCCTAATCCGGCGCAGAATCAGACGATGATGCCGCAAAGAGGCACCGAGCAGGCAGTGCGGGGCGCGGCACAGATGTAAATCGGAAAGGAGCGTAAAATGGAACTGAACAGCCACACCATCAGCGAATATCTCGGTATGCTTCCGGAAAGAATTCGCGACGACGTGCTGGAGTCCGTCCTCAAGACAAAGATGATGCAGCAGGCACTCGACACCACGGAAGGCAGAGCTATTCTCATGGAATGCGCAAACGGCATTACAGAGAAAATCCTCGGAATCCTGTCTGCCGTCAGGGACAAAAAGGACGATGAAAAGGCGAGGAAAATCATGGAATACGCCACTGAAATCAATATAATGCGTGAGTTTATGGTAAGATGCGCAAACATCATTTCACAGGGAGAGCAGCATGTGAAAATCATGAATGAGCGCAGAAAAACCGTCTGAAATTAGCAAAAATCTCTTTTTCCGCTACTAGCAAGGCATCACATGGAAAGGAGATTTTTTATGACCGAGGCTGACAATAGTAATGACGTATTGGACCCGCAGGAATCCCAGGTAGCCGAGCCGACGGACCCTCCCGCCGAGCCGCAGGCCCCCGCGCAGGAGCCTTCCGAGCCCGAGCCCCCCGAAGACCCGGACGAGAGAATATTGCATAAGCTGCGGTCCTGGCAGGGGAGGCGGGACGCAGAGCTTATCCAGAAAATCAAGCAGGAAGTGGTATCGGCCATTCCCCGCCCCCTTCCCACCCCGCAGACGCCGCTTGAGCCCACAGCCGATCCCTTCACCCAACCCAATGAATGGTTCAGGCAGATGCGGGAAATCGAGGAGAGCGAGAAGGCGCAGAAGACCTATGTCTTCAACCAGACGCTTGTGTCCGCTATTCAGAACACGCTCGCTCAGGACCAGAACCTTTTGGACCCGGCGAACGAGGATTTGCGAAACGAGGTCATGGAAGAAATACGCAAGGCAAGCGTTGATATGTCGATGGACCCGCGATTCGCCGGTGCGCTCGTCGTGAACAACGCCCGTGCGACAGTTTACGCCCGTCGCTTGTCACAACCCAAGAATCCGCTATCAGGCAACCGGAAACTTGCGGTGCCGGTGGGCGGCACTCAACCGACCGCGACGGGTCCGACCCCGGCAAAGTCGAAGGTCAAGCTGGACGAGCACGCGGCGCGGCTAGCACAGAAATTGAAGCTGTCGGAAGAGAAAGTGGCGAAAATACTGGAAAAGTAAAATGCAATCACTACCCCGGATAAAAGACCTCACCTATCCATGCCGTCATTGCGGCTTCACCTGTGTGAAGAAGACGCGGGTGTCCTACAACTCCGAGCCGTGGGGGATCGGCCGGGGGGTGACAAAGACGGGAAATTACGGAAACAATGCGACGCCAGCGCCTGCTCAGTTTGACCACGGTGCGGCGGCGTACACGGCTTCCACCATATCGTTTTCGGCGGCAACGGACAGCTCTCCCGCGAAGATTCTCGATTCACAGAATCAGCTTGCGGACAAGGGCTTTCTGCCCGGAATGACCGTGGTGGTCGCAACCGAATCCGGCACCAATGACGGTATCTACACACTGGCCGAGCGGGGCGGAATTTCAAGGTCAGCCTTATCCCTCTCATCGAGCGATTCGCTGACGGACGAAGACGCGGCTACGGCAGGCGAAGTTTCACTGACGATTCGTTCATACGAACCAAAAATCACCACGGGATGCCCTTTTTGCGGCTCCCTCAACTCACGCTAAAGGAGAGAAAAGGCATGTTTACTTACGCAGGATCTTTAAGCGGCGCTGCTCCGATCAAGCGGTATTTTCAGATCGGGGAAACCTGCTATGTAGGCCAGCTTGTCATGGCTCCCGATGCCGGTGTGGGCGGCGAAGTCCAGATTCTGGACGTAGCCGCGCAGGACAGTGAAGACGATCACAGGATAATCGGAATCATCACCGGCGTTCGCAATGCCAATGACGCGGGCTGGTCTGCAACCGCAGGATACGGCGACACCGCGACATACGACACCACCCAGGCCACCCTCGTAGCCAACGACCCCAAGGATGCGGTCGAGGTCGAAGTGACCTACATCATCCCCGGCGATACGCTCGTCAAAGGCCCGTTCTACAATGCGGCATACGGCACGGCCATCACCGAGCTGGTAGAAACCTCCGGGTCGGCTGACGGGCTGACCGTCACCCATGCAAACGATACGGCAATCGACTCCCCGGACGACTACACCACGATTTATTGCCGCACCGGGGCGAACAAGGGACAGCGAAGGGTTGTTACTACGACTAACACCGACTCCACGGTTGTAACGGTTCCCTTCACCAACGATATTGCTGTGGGCGATAAGTTCGTGACCGTGAATCTGGTTCTGGGACTGGCAAAATTGGCAATTCCGGCAAGCGCAAACTACATCGAGGCTTCAGACACCCTGACCAATTTCTACGATGTGTTTGTCCACGAACTCAATCTGGAAGAATCCGGCAAAGAGCACGCGATATTCACTGTTTGCTCGAACGCTTCCGCCTTCGGCGGCGGCATCGGCTTCCAGGGCCTGTAAGGAGGTAGGTCATGGCACATCCATTAACTTCGGCACAATTCAGGCGGTTGCTCGATGACAGGCTTACCGAGGCTTATCAGGAAGAGTACGAATATCTTCCGTTCCCCAAAGAGCAGCTTTTCAACGTACAGGACACCGACAAGGCATGGGAAGAGTACTTCTCTGTCGGCAACATCCCCGATCCGGAGCTTTTCAGCGGCACCGTCATTTACCAGGA